CCCCCCAAACTGCCAATACATCGTCGGACAGCTTGAGCGAGGAGAAGGAACAGGATACTTACACTGGCAAGTTCTTGTGGCCTTCAGCGACAAGCAATCCCTTACTGGAGTCAAATCCGTTTTTGGAGAACACGTCCATGCCGAGCTCTCCCGAAGTAGTGCAGCCTCCAAGTATGTGCAGAAAGAAGACACGCGTGTGGACGGCACCCAATTTGAACTTGGTGCAAAACCCTTCTGCCGTAACTCCAGGGTTGAATGGGAGTCTGTATGGACAGCCGCCCAGTCCGGGGATCTATCCGCGATACCCGCGAATGTACGCGTGGTCAATTATAGGACGATTCGAGCGATTGGTTCAGATTATTCAAGATGTGTCGGAATGGTCAGAGAATGTCGAGTCTTTTGGGGGAAAACAGGAACTGGAAAATCTAGACGAGCTTGGGATGAAGCGGGTTTGGAGGCTTACTGTAAGGATCCGCGCTCCAAGTTCTGGGATGGTTACCAAACTCAAGAACATGTTGTTATCGATGAATTTCGAGGAGGTATTGATATTGCCCATTTGCTCAGATGGCTTGATCGGTACCCAGTACGAGTGGAGATCAAAGGCTCTTCCAAACCTTTACTTGCAACGAAAATATGGATCACCTCCAATTTACGACCGAGCCTCTGGTATCCTGATGTAGATGGTGAAACAATTGAAGCTTTAATGCGCCGTTTAGTTGTTGAGGAGTTAGAATAAAAAAAGTAATGCCGAAGATTAAAAGTAAACCCAAAAAAGTTACGCATGACAGACCGGCAAGTCATCGTGGATATTGTCCTGCCTGTCGTGTCTCTTATTATAAATCTAATCCAGGCCGTGGCGTCTTTACGTATAGTGGATCAGGTGGACGTAGTTACTACAAGGGTGGAGTCCCATCTCTCAAGTATTTCGCAGCAAAACGTGTCCATTCGAGAAGTCTCTTTAAATACAAGCGACCGGGACACAGTTATTAATAATTAGGGTTAGGGTTTAGAGTTGTCTTAAAATAAATGAAAGTTCGTAGAAAAAGTAATAAATCTAATTGGAGACATGTTGTATCTCATGCTGCTACTGCCGCTGGCCATGCATATGGTGCTTATCGTAGTCATACTCGTACTAAGACCAAGAGCTATACAGAACGTTTGAAAGGAGACGATGTACATTCGGGTGTTACTAATTGTTCGTATACTATTGAAGTTGCGAAACCAAAAAAGAGTGCAGATTATAAGGCTGCGAAGAATATGTATCAGGAGACTACTGGTGGAAGATATGTTGGTTTAGCTGGTTTGCAGGCTTGTAATCAGTTAACTACTGTTGGTACTGTTAAGGAATGGGTTATTAATGGTTCTGCTGCTAATAATCATTTTGGTACTTCTACTTTACAAAGTTGTTTGTTTGCTCAGAATCCCTCGCAGTTTTTGACTGGTAGTGATCAGATCGGTGATGCTGCTGGAAAGCGATATGCGAATGATATGTTTTATTTGGGTTCTTGTAATGTTAAGATTTCTATGGCTAATTTGTCGACGTTACCGTGTACTACCTGGTTATATGTTTGTGTTTCTAAGGTTGATCATAATAAGGGTCCTAATGATGATTGGGATCAACAAGATGGTATTGATGGACTTTTGCAGGGTGCTGCTGGTTTCCCTGCTGCTGGTTCTCAGGTTGGTGGTAATTCGGGTAGTACTGGAAGAGGTTATGCTGGTAATACTCCATTGTCGAATGCGAATTTTAGAAGGTTATGGGCCGTTAAGAAGGTTCATAGGGTTAATTTAGCTGGTGCTGCTCAAGAGGATGTAGATTTTCATTTGAAGATGAATCAGTTAGGTAATTTAGGAAAGTTTATTGCTGTCAATCCTGGGTTTACCGGTGCTTCTGGAAGTTGGACTGATGCTAATGTGAATGGTGCGAATTATGTTCGTGGATCTGTTGCCATTATGGTTGTTAGTCGTGGTGCTGTTATTCACGATAAAACAGGAGAAGCAGGAGATGCGGTTACTTTTGGTGCTACTAATGTTGCGTTTGTTTGTGATAAGCATTACACATGTTATCCTGTTACAGCTAAAAGCAATCGTATGGAAAGTAAATCTATATATCCACAAATTCCTTTCAATGTTGCTATTGCAGATTCAAAGTTTATCGATATACTTGATAACGTTGCAAATGTTGAGATGGCATAAAGCTATTAGTAAGCACGTGACCGAGAATCGGGCACTAGTATTACTTACTAATAGCGGTTCTCAATTCTCACTTTCCTATTTGGGATTTTAATAAAAGAATGTTCTAGAACGATTGCGCAATCGTGAAAAAATGATATAAATAGAGAAGATTCCCATGCAGTACTTATGACAAGACGCCAAGGAATCTTTTATTTATTAACAATCCCTCAAAATGACTTTGTGCCCTACCTCCCCCCAAACTGCCAATACATCGTCGGACAGCTTGAGCGAGGAGAAGGAACAGGATACTTACACTGGCAAGTTCTTGTGGCCTTCAGCGACAAGCAATCCCTTACTGGAGTCAAATCCGTT